TCCAGCGCCCAAGAGAGTACACCTGGCAGCCGGGGTGGTAGGTACCAACCTATTATTTGCCAGGGGATTGGGATCGATCTTTTAGGTCCCTTTTCAGGTCAAGGCCGGCCGCGTGATGTACGCGAGCTCCCCGCCGGTTATTTACATCAACCTCTTTATCTATGAATTCCACTAAAGTACATAGTACACCGAAACAATTCATCCCGCCGCGCTGAAAAGCCGTGGCCAGGTGGTTTCTCAAATACTACGTACCTGTCGAGTATCATCATCTTTCAAACTTGGCTCTTGATGAGTTGACGGCTTGCCTGAACAATCTGTGTAATAACAGAGGTCCAAGAGAGACAATCAAATGGATCAAAAGGGCAAGACTGCACTTCACTCGTCATCTCAGTGGTAACGCTCTTTTAGAGCCCGCAGGTGTAGATATTAACTGTAACGGTTTACCAAAGGCACTTCCGTGTCTTGGTGAACTTTACATGTTACAGACTACCTGGAGTATAAAATTGACACTGACCTTTCTTACGATCAGTCGTGCTGTTACCCTACCACCTGATATTAATACCTTACCGATTACAGAGACCTGAAAAGGCACTATCCCACATGGGTGGGACGCCGACTTAACAGCTGTCTGTAGGACGTTGGGGATTGGTAAAAGGAGGTGTGGTTTCAGACGTTACCATATCTCGTCTAGATCCGGTCCGAATGGCCACGCTATATTGTCTTGTATGCGCGATTTATGAGCCCTTAAGGAAACGGGGACATGCTTCGACGATGTTGCCTCTTTTGGCAACACGGAAATACAAGATGCAATGTACGCACTAACTCACACGGAAAATGGAATCCCTCCCTGCTTACCCTTGGAAATTTCTTTAATCAATCTTTGTAAGTCTTTACATATCGATAAACAATCCGATGATGAGAGACCTAACAAAGCTGCCCGCTCTTCTGGTAAGACCAAAGATAAGAAGGATATATCCTTGAAATCTTCCAAAAGACAAAAGCAAGCAGACAGTAAGGTACCTTTAAACAGCGAAAGCTGAATGAAAATGCCACTGTATTGTAGGAGAATATCCGCGCTAAGCGACTTGGAGGGGAAAACTCGTATAATCGGAGTCCTGGATTATTGGACACAGACTGTACTTAGGCCAATCCATAATATGCTTAATAACATATTAAGGAGGCTGCCGCAAGACTGTACCTTTGATCAGAAATCCTTCATACACAAACTCTCTAAACCTGAGGCTGAAAAGTTCTATTTCAGTTTTGACTTGACGAATGCTACCGACAGAATGCCGATAAAATTACAGCAAACTATCATAGCGAAAATCATAGGAGAAGCTAAAGCAGAAATTTGGGCGAAGATCCTAGTCAGTTTACCATTTGCACACAAGGAGTCGGGGTCACTGTATTTCTACGCGACGGGACAGCCGATGGGTGCATATAGTAGCTGACCAATCATGGCTTTAACACATCATGTCATTATACACATAGCTGGCATTAAGGCAGGTTTAACGTGCCTTGATGGGCTATATGTAGTTTTGGGTGATGATGTAGTTATTGTCCATGAGGGACTTGCTCGTGAGTACAGGGTGATTCTTGCAACTCTTGACATGCCCATTTCTGACGCAAAGACGCATATATCGAAAGATACTTACGAATTTGCTAAGAGATGATCATGGAGAGGTACAGAGGTCACACCGTTCCCGATCCCTGCAATTCTAACCACTTGGAAGAGGTATTACCTCCTACAAAATGCATTAGAAACTGCTCAAGATCGAGGATACTCACCGGTCGACCCCTC